GGCGGCAAAGCATATAAATTCGTTTCGCCCGGTAATGATGGAGTTCCTGACAGATTGGTTTGCTTTCCCGGCGGAGTGGTTAAATTTGTGGAACTAAAAGCACCAGGCAAAAAACCTTCGATGATACAACTAAAGCAGCATAGCGATTTAGAAAAGTTAGGTCATGAGGTATGGATAATTGACAGCTTGGAAGGCGTGAACAGCTTTATAAGCATTATGAGCTTTTTCTGCAAGCCGAAAAAAGAAGCAGGTGACTTAGTTGGTATTTAACCCGCATCCGTATCAAACATACTGTATCAACCGCATTGAGTCGGATCCGGCTTTAGGCTTATTTCTGGACATGGGACTCGGCAAAACTGTTATAGCGCTGACTGCAGTAAAAAACCTGAAATATGACCGCTTTGAGATAAATAAAACTTTAGTCATAGCGCCGAAGAAAGTTGCGGAAGCAACCTGGAGCAAGGAAGCCGCAAAATGGGACCATCTGAAAAACCTGAGAGTGATTCCGGTGCTTGGAAGTGAGACAAAACGCATAAAGGCATTAAACACACCGGGCGATATTTGGGTGATTAATCGGGAAAACGTTTCTTGGCTTGTTGAGTATTATCGCAATGCATGGCCTTTTGATATGGTGATTATCGATGAGAGCAGCAGCTTTAAGAGCCACCAGGCAAAGCGATTCAAGTCCTTAAAATGGATTCGGCCGCACATTAAACGGATTGTAGAGCTGACCGGAACACCCGCGCCGAATGGGCTAATAGATTTATGGGCGCAGGTTTACCTTTTAGACGGTGGTCAAAGATTAGGAAAAACGATAGGCGGTTTTCGCGAAAGGTTTTTCGAGCCTGACAAACGAAATGCGCAGCAGATATTTACATACACGCCAAAATTGGGAGCTGATGAAGCGATCCACCGTTTGATTGGCGATATCTGTGTGAGCATGAAAGCGGATGATTATTTAACTCTGCCGGAATTAATTGTAAATGACATACCGGTTGTACTGGATGAAAAGGCGAAAAAGCTGTACGAAAAACTGGAACGAGAGATGCTGCTTCAGGTTGACGAAAACACAATTGACGCCGGATCGGCCGCGGTTCTATCAAACAAACTTCTTCAGCTTTGTAACGGAGCTGTTTACGATGAAAATCACAATGTTGTTGAAATACACGACTGCAAAATCGAAGCTTTTCTTGAGTTGATAGAGCAGCTTAACGGACAGCCGGCACTTGTATTTTATAACTTCCAGCATGACCTTACGAGGCTGGAAAAAGCATTAAGCAAAACAGGGCTACGGGTTCGCCGGCTAAACGGTCCGGCAGATGAAATCGATTGGAACCACCGACAGATTGATGTGCTTTTAGCGCATCCTGCTTCATGTGCATACGGTCTAAATCTGCAGGACGGCGGAAATCATGTTATCTGGTTCGGGCTTAACTGGTCTTTGGAACTGTATCAACAAGCGAATAAAAGACTTCACCGCCAGGGGCAGAAGCAGAAGGTTATAGTCCACCACCTTGTAGTGGAAGGCGGCAGAGACGAGGACGTTGCTGAAGCCTTACACGATAAAGGAGCGACCCAGGACAAGCTTATTGAGAGTCTAAAAGCAAGAATTGAGAAAATTAAGAACGGAGGTTAATCAATGGACTGGAAAAAAGTAGCGATTGAAGATTTAAGAAAGTATGAAGCGCAAAAAATGAGCCTTACAAATATGGCTGAGAGAATTCAGGTGCTTAATGAAAATTATACAGCAATAAAAGGTTCAATGTTGTCACCTGTTCCCGTTCATGGCGGCGGTACAAAGATTGAGGACAAGCTTCTTGATAATATTGTTGAGCGTGACAGGCTGAAGGTTACATACAAAGCAACTAAGTGCCTTGTAAATATGATTGAGAGAGGTCTTAGGGCTTTAGATAAAAACGAATACGAGGTTTTATATCGTTTCTTCATTAACCCTACAAAGGACCATGTAGAGCAACTAATGTCAAAGCTTCAATATGAGAAATCACAGATTTACCGTATAAAAGACGCTGCTTTATATAAGTTTACAACTGCGATGTACGGGATAATCGACTATTAAATCATGGGAAAATCTTGGGAAGATTTTTCGTAAAATATATGTTATAATAGCATCGTAAAATATTGTGAAGCCGTCCGAAAGCGCGGTTTCTTTTTTAGGATATATTGAATTCCACAAGCTGAAGGTGAGGTAATAAGCCATTACATAAGAACCATGACACAGAAAGAATTCTATAAAAGCCGGGCGTGGACTTATATGTGTTTGCTCACTCGCATAAACCGTTGATTACACTACCAACAAGGATAGTCATAGATAAGCATAACAACAAAGTCACAAAGCGGACAAGCTCGATGATTGTCTGTAAGTCTTGGCTGGAGTATGGAGGATACGCACTCCAAAAGATGTTGACTCCTGCCGCAACCAATGTATCTCAGTGGGCGGTCTTGCATAGCAACCGTAAGGGCATACTGACCGCTATGGAGTGGTGATAATGCCGACATTGGTTATTGATGCGCCCAATGAGCGCCAAAAAGAGTTTTTTAGGGCGCGTACCAAATATGTAGCGTATGGCGGCGCGCGCGGCGGCGGTAAATCGTGGGCGGCGAGGACAAAACTAAGCAGGCGGGTGCAACACTCTGTGCGGTATGGCAGGGGCGGGGCCAAGAGGTGAACGTATGGCAAAGGATTTTGCAAAAAATTTTTACAGAAGTTCTGCATGGAAAAAATGTAGAGCATCTTTTATTATATCCAAACATGGGTTGTGCGAGCGTTGTAATTGTAAAGCAGGCACAATAGTACATCACAAGATCTACCTTACACCAGAGAATATAAACGACCCTAACATTACTTTGAGTTGGAAAAATCTTGAAGTTTTATGCCAAGACTGCCACAACGAAGAACATCATGGGACAGATGCAACTGCTGATGGATTGACGTTTGATGAAGACGGAAATCTTATACAAAAATAATACCCCCCATTAAATCAATAATCGAAGGGCCCAAGGACCGGAGGCGGCCCCCTTCGAAAACCTCGGAACAGAATAATACACGAGGGGGGTTAATAAAGGTGGTGAAAATATGCGACTTTACAATGAGATAGAGAAAGAAAAGCAGATTAAGAAAGAAATTCATAAACTTCGGCGATTATTCAAGAATTTGCCAAAAGATAAAATGAAGGCTGCCGATGGGCTGATTCAGGAAGCCGCTTTTATGAAGGTCACCCTTGAGGAGACAAGGCATGTGATAGACCAAGAAGGCATCCTGGAAAAATTCGAGCAGGGTGTGCAGAAGTTTCTGCGCGAACACCCGGCCACAAAGGTTTACAATACCATGATTCAGCGTTATGCTACTGTCTGCAAGCAACTATTTGATATGATACCCGACCCTGACGCCGGCAAGCAAGCCGAGGATGAGCTCATGGCCTTCGTAAAATCGAGGGTGAGGAAATGAGTTTACCCAATTACATCCAGGAATATTGGGACAGGACAGAATATGGTGAGATTGTTGTTTGCAAACGACTATATCAGCAGTACAAAAAAATAATTGACGAGCTCAAACACCCGCGAGATCCGTGGGTATTTGACATTGAAAAAGCAACAAGGCCAATTGAGTTTATCGAGCGGTTTTGCCGACATAGTAAAGGCAAATGGATCGGGAAGCCTGTGAGACTGGAGCTTTTCCAGAAGGCCAAAATCCAGGCCGTTTATGGCTTTGTGCATAAAGAAACTGGCTTGAGGCGCTGCCGTGAAGTTTTTACCATGGTGGGCCGGAAAAATGGGAAGTCAACGGAGAAGGCTGCTACAGGAAATTATATGCTCGTGGGTGACGGAGAAGGCGGCGCGGAAGTATATTCTGTAGCCACTAAAAAGGACCAGGCTAGGATCGTGTTCACCGAGGCCGTGAACATGATTTCACAATCTCCCGCGCTATCAAAGTATGTGAAGAAGCGCAAGAGCGACCTTTATTTTCCCGTGGCCTTCTCGAAGTTTGAGCCGTTGGCATCGGATTCCAACAGCCTGGATGGTCTCAATACACACTATTGCATCATGGATGAATTGCACGCTATTAAAGACCGCAACTTGTATGACGTAATGAAGCAGTCAATGACAGCCAGGGAACAGCCTTTGCTTGATATGATTACAACCGCGGGCTTTGTCCGCGAGTGCATCTTTGATGATATATACAATTATGCCTGCAAGGTGCTTGACGGCATCATTGAGGACGAGAGATTTCTTGCCTTCATATATGAGCTTGATGACCGCAACGAATGGACCGATTTTCGCATGTGGGAGAAGGCTAATCCTGGGCTTGGGACAATTAAAGACTTTGCCGAGCTGGCGGCAAATGTTGAAAGAGCCCAGCATGACCCGAATTTCCTGCCGACAGTGCTAACAAAAGATTTTAACATCCGTGAAACCGCCGCCGGAACCTGGTTGACTTTTGAGCAAATAAACAACGAAGAAACATTCGACATTGATGAATTCCGCGGTTGTTATGCAATCGGCGGCGCGGACCTGTCAAGCACAACGGACCTGAGTTGCGCGACCTTACTCATGATGAAACCAGGAAGCGAAAAGAAATATGTCATACAGCAGTATTTCCTTCCCGAGGATTTGCTTGAGCAACGAGTGAGGGAGGATAAAATACCCTACGATAAATGGGCAGAACGCAGACTGTTGACACTATGTCCGGGAAACAAGGTTAATTACTCTGACGTTACCGCATGGTTTGTGAAGATGTACGAGGAATACGGCATTATACCTTTTTGGATAGGCTACGACCCATGGAACAGCCAATATTGGATTGAGGAAATGAAGGGCATGGGCTTCACAATGATTGAGGTCCGGCAGGGCGCGAAGACATTGAGCCAGCCCATGAAGGAGATGGGGGCGGACCTGTGCGCTAAGCGGATCAACTATAACAACAACCCGATCCTGAAATGGTGCCTGACCAATACCAATGTGAAGCGTGACGACAACGACAATATCCGGCCTGTCAAGGGCCAGAATAACAGACAGCGC